AGTGCCGAGTGGCACTTCTCTACAAATAGTTTTTGTCTGGGTCGAAGAATCATTAGAAGGGACGCAACTGCTGTTTCACACGGTCAAATGAACAAACCGTCTCGCAGGATCTCCCTGCGCAGCATGGCAATTGCGCGTACCACCCCTGGTACGGGTGGGGTTTTACCGAAAGCAGACTCTGCTGGCTAGTTCGTTTTTGTATTTGAACCAGAAGAGCCTGCGGTTTGCTACTTCATCCAGGGCGGCTTCACTGCACCAACAGTCTGCGCAGGTTTGGCCGCAACCGACACCGGCGTCGAAGTTGTTCCCTGTACTGATACGGACTCTGCTCCTCCTTGAGCAAGTGTGTAGCTTTTGTAACCATTGCTCTTGGGATTCGGACTGGTCCACTCCTTGACCTCATTCTTGTCCGCACGGCCATCCTTGCCTTTCTGAATGCCGATGACGATATAGACCGACTTGGTGCTCATTGCGAGCGCCACTTCATTGATGGATGCACCGTTGAACACATTGTATGTCTCAGGGTTCGCTGGGTTAAACACTCCAGCCGATTCCATGATACGAGTGATGCTACCAACGGCCATTTCCTTGGCCTTCTCGGAGGTCTTGTCATCCCACGGATCGCAGATGATCGAGAAGACACGGCGACGGTCGAACTTGCCACCGTCGATGATAAGTTCGAGATCCAGATACCGGCCACCGGTAGACTGCGAGTGTTTGATGTCACGCACTGCGATGACGACTTTGGCGATTGTCCCGGCAGGAATCAGTTCGATTGAGCTGCTGCCAGTGTTTGATGTTTCAGGTGAGAAGAATGACATACTATTCGGATTTTGTGGGAAGTGTAGTTTGGAGATTGTCGATACGTTTGCCAGCGCGAATCTTCGCAATGACTTTTGCCAAGTTAGGCTCTTCGATCATGTCAAGGCACCCAGAGCGGTCCTTGGCTGGAAAGCCAAATGGATTCTGCTCATGGCAGACAAAAGCCCGATACAGGCTTCCGTCCTCCGCTTTCAACTTTGAAAGCGTAAGCACCTCGTCGAAGACCCCCGGAAGTTCCCTGCCGGTCTTGCTGCCTTCGATCTGTGGCTCCCAGAAGACTCGCTTCAGCTCGTCCTCGTCACGGTTCAGGATGCCCACCATCACTACACTCTTGGTGGCATGTTGGAGATGGGTTATCCAACGCATCATCTCACGGCCCAGTAACCCGTAGGCTCCACGCATATCAGGCTTTCCGGTGCGCTCACTCATAGCTTCAGGCTGGACCTGGCTCCATTTGAAACACTCGCGTGCTGCGACAGTGATTGAATCAACAAACACGGTATCGTACTGGTCCAACTCTTTGGGATCACCAAACATGCCGCAGACCTGATCGTACATTGCCTTGCTGTACGAGCCGTTCGTATCGGATGGGTCTGGCCCTCCGATGTAGAGTGCCGCTGCACGCGCCAGCTCCCACGGGTGGCACCCTACGGTGCCTGCTACGCCGCGAACGTCGAAGACGTTGTCCTTGGCCCAGTCTTTACCGAGAGCCAGCGTACCGGCCTCGAAGTCTAGGAACAGAGTCTTCTTTGGGTCCAGTGTGCGGGCTTGTGTGGTCTTTCCAGCCCCAGCAGGGCCGAAGATGCACATGGTGACTTTGTTTCTTGCCGCCTTCAGGCGGTCATCTGCTTTGGTGAATTTAAGCATCTTTCTTGTTCAGTTTGATTGTGGGCATCCCGAGTTTAGTCGTTCTGGCGTCCACCAGAGCGTCAATCAGGCCGGGATCAACCTGGTTCTTGAAGACCGCCTCGGATACCGAGAACTCGGTCTTGATGAGTTTGCTTCCGATCTCCGGTGGCAGTGCTTCCCAAAGCGATTGCAGCTTCTCTTGGTCCCAAGAGACAGTCTGCTTCACCTCATAGGTCAGCTTCACTCCTTCGATTTCCTTCGAGACAGAGCCGTGAGTCTTCTCACGCTCCATCATTTCTTTCATAAACTCTCCAGCCGTGCGCTGGAGGAGTTCAGCTTCCCTGTGCTGGGTCTGGAGTTTGTAGTACTGCTGCATGTAGCGCAGCGACTCGATCTCCTTTACCAGCTCCAGTATCGTTAGTTCCTTTGTTTCGTTCATTTTTGATGTAGTCGTTTAGTTTTAGTTTGAAGCCCTCTTCTTTTGCGAGGGCCACCAGTTGAAGGAATCTATGCATGGGGATAATCCCGTGATAGACCCAGTTATCCAATGTCCTGTGACTGATCTGGATCTTTGCTAGACAAAGCTTCCGGTAAAGGAGTGCTCTGCCACCAAAGACCTTGATCACGCCAGGGACATCAAGTGTTAGTTGTGTCATGGCGGTGATAGATCTATATCGCGCAGTTTGTACGCGCAATAAAAAAAGCGCACTTTTTTAAGTGCGCCTTGTTTATGTCTGATATGGAAGATGTTACGCTAGGCCACAATCTTTGCGGAGATCATTTAACCGGTTCAACCAACCCTTCAAGAACCGCCCCAAATGTGGTTTTCTTTCAACCAGATTGCGGTAAAAGGTCTCCTTCTGATCGCATACAAAAATGCACAACGCTTTCAATCCGATGTCGTTAATTGTGTTGCCTGTAGCGCGGCTTGTGTTTGAACCCCACGCTCCATCTGCATTAACTCCCACGGCGCGTTGCAGAAACTTCATCTGCTGACCGACTCCGGTGTTCACTGCACCATCAAATTGAATCTGCGACAGAGGCCATGGCATTTCGTAGCAATGTGCTTTCTCCCAGTAGCATCGCTTGTACACGATACCAGCCTCTTCGACCGTTAACGTATCCAGATTCAGATCCGGGTGACTGGCAGAATCCAACCCGAACTTTGTCTTCCCGCCCGAATCTCCTTCTTCATCCTCGACTATCGCGTAGTCCAAATCGCCGTAATGTCCCTTGGCGTAGACGGTTTCGTGTTCCAACACGAACTTCAAAGATTTCTCAAAGTCGCTGTTCATTTTTTTCTGATTTCTTGAACTGTTTGAACGATTTTTGCCACTGTATAAATAAGAGAAGCGATCATCACCAGCAACTTAACGATCTCAGAAAAGTCGCTGATACTGATCACGAAAGCGGCCAAGTTCACAAAGTTGACCTTGACCATCTCCTCGATGTTGGACTCAAGCATGAGCGAGGAATGTGAGATTTGAGGCCGGTGTTGGGAGTTTTCCTCTTTCATCGTAGATCCCAGAATACGGTGTGATTTTGTCAGGAGGAAGCCCGTTTCCGTCCTGACCGGCTGGCGGGAGAACTCGGTTTACCTTTCGCAAGATCTCCAGCCCTGCGGGCGGTGTGCCGTTTAGGTACATCGCTTGTGCTCTTGCGATTTGTGGAACGGGAAGTACGGTCATGGTAGTAAAGCGAGAAAAGATAGTTCGATGCGAACCCGTAATTCAAAATCACTTCCGTCCAATTCGGTGTAGACAGAGTCACCAGGTTCAACACTGCTCCGCAGATTACCAAGGAGGAAATGAACTTGCGAATGTAAAAAAGCTCTTTGTGACCGTGAATCTGGTGGCTTGCATCTCCAAAAACACGAATGGCCATACCAGCCACAGAAACAATCACGATGCCGTTAGCGACGGCGTTTAGTATGGTTAGCGGGTTCATCTGTAAGGACTTTGGAAGTTAGGGTTTCAATCGCACGAAGTCCCGCAAAACCCAACAGAAAAGCGATAGCGTAGCTATAAGTTGGATCGTCCCCGAGTTTTGTGACATGAAGGATAAGAGGTGTGACATAATTTGCGGACGCTGCGCCCCCAACGGTAGCGAGGACAGTGCGACCAGCATTGAGCCCGGCAGTCTTGGACATCATCAGAAGCGCCCCGAAGAGTCCAGCGATGCCAAGGCCAATATTAATCCCCTCGTCTTTTAGGTTCATTTCTTTTCAATAGTGACGGGAATGTGCGATGCACCAAAGTAAAATGATAGCACCGACGAAAATCCAGTCGTCAGGCCCCCCAGTAATAAAGTTAAAGTGGGATTTTCCCATAATTTCATGTCGCCAGTTAGAAGCGCACAGACAATACCAAGGTAACAAAGTGTCAACGTCACAGCGAGACCTGCTGGCACCCAACTGCCGGTAGTCTGCTGCATTGATCTAGCAGATGTACGATCGGCCTGGGCAATCTTCTCGGCGTCGATACCGAGTTCAGCCATCCTCGTCTTCAACTGAAGGTCAGCGGCCTGCAATGCGGCAATCTGGTCCGCTGTGAGGTTGCCAGAGGTTAAAGCTTTCTTGACCTTGTCGGCTGTGGCATCACCCATCCCGAGGGCCTTTGCCGCACAGTCCACGGCCATGCCTCCGAGCGGGCCACCAATCAGATTT